GTTGTTCACCAGGAGCGGATAGGCCACCGAGTAGACCATATCGTTCCGCGCTTGGCGGAGGAGCTTCCGGCCCAGAGCGGCGCAGGCCTCATCCGTAAAAACCTCCTTCCGTTCCTTGTTGAGCCTCTTGAACTTGATGTCCAGATATTGGGCGATCTCCTTGCCGTCCAGGGGCTCAAGTTCGAGGATCTCCACACGGCGGATAATCTCCCGGGCCTCCCAGTTCTTTGATTCGTCCAGCTTGGCCTTCATTTCAATCTGGCCTATGAGGACGATGGCAAGCAGTTTCTTGAAGCCGTCCTCCAGTTCCCAGAAGCGCTTGAGGTATTTCAGGGTCTGAATGGAAAGGTCGTGGGCCTCCTCGATCATAAGGATGTGGGAGAAACCGGAGCGGCTTGAGTTCGTGAGGATGTGCTCCACCTGCCGGGCCTTGGCTTCCAGAGAGCGGCGGGGGTGTTCGGTAGAACAGTCCGAGATGATGGCGTCGCAGATGAGGGCCGCGGTAAGCCGTCCCTTGTCGATGATCCGGGGGCTGATAATCCTCACCTTCTGTCCTTCGGCCTGCATACGGTCGATGGCGTAGCGCCGGATGGTGGTCTTGCCGGAACCAGATTCGCCCACGAGTGCAACCATGCCGCCAGCCTTGGCGGTCTGGTACAGGTACTCCGCGGCAAAACGGGAGGTGTCGTTGAGATAGACATCGTCAGCATTGGCGACATCGTCCGTAAAGGGGTCCCGGAAAAGTCCAAACGTTTTACGGGTGTTTAGATTGAGCATGGTTACTCCTTCTTGTGGCTAGCTAAAAAGCGCGAGTTCGCCAGAACCGGCTTCCCATTCGTGGGCTATATCATCGATCCGGGACGAGGGAACCCCATCGGGGTATTCCTTCCTGGCCCATTCGATGAATCCTTCAGGGCTGTATCCAAGCCGGGCGGACACCCGGCGGAGCGCCTCAAAATGAGAGAGTAAAATGTCGTGAACTTCTACCTGGCCGGCTTGGGCAACGGCTATCTGCTCGCCGGTACGGGGTTTGATAAATGGGCTTGACGCGTTGATGTAGCTATGGGCTTTGAGCCCTTGCCCGTTGGTGATGGAGGCGAAGGGGATTGTCCCGGCTGTCAGCTCTGCCAGTTCTTTTGCGTTCTGTTCCCGTATTGTGTCAGGTAGGCGTTTATATTCCTTGCCGAAGACCGGAGCGTCCAAATCGAAACCGGCTTCATCATATGCAATTGGTTTACATTCAAAACTCTTCAATTCTCCGTCCAATTCATAGCTAACGAGAACCAAAGGTTCTGGAGCAACCAGTACCGGCTGGACATTTACTTCCTGACCTACCAGAATTCCAGGTAAATGTGAAAGGCTGTACCGCATGGATCGTTTTGTTTTTGGATGTGTAATACTGATAGCAAGATCCCCTGCAACCTTTCTGCTCTGAATACCACTGGAATAGATCTGTCTGCATATTTCAGAGTCAGGGAGTTCACGCAGTTGTTCCGCTTTGATGCGTTGCCAGAGATGGAGCCGTATTCCCACGACATTGTTGTTTCTCCGCAGACGGCAATCCTCTTCGTTGATGAGGTTCGCGTTGTAAGCGGCGCACCATCGTTCAACAGCTTCATTAAGTTCCTCTATGCTATGTACCGGTTCAAAGCGGAGGCGGCTCTCAAAGCTTCTCTCCACCAGACGATTGGCCTCCTCAACTTGTCCTTTAGCCCGTGGATTCCCTGCCATGTGGGGATTGGTCTTTACCCGCAGGGCGGCTAGCGCGTTTGTTACTGCCTTGGCTATATTCGCCGAACCTTTATCCCAGATCAGTTGTTCAGGCAGACCATGAAAGAGGTATGAATCAAGGTTTTTTTGTCCCCAGGCATATAACAGGAAGTCGTACATATTCTCCGCCGTCTCTCCCATGGCGGCGTAATAGCGGACACAGACAGAAGCGGAATAATGGTCGGTCAGTACATAGCGATAGCATTTGAGTTTGTCTTTTAGAAAGCTTTTATTCTTGTACTCTTCATCGTCCCTGATGATCTTCTGCGTTCCCCCAGGGGAATAATAGAGGCGACTCACCGAGGGGTCAGTACAGTGTACCTGGTTGGGGTACTCGCTTCGCATCCGCTGATAGGGAGTGGGTGTCATTGCGTCGGTAATGGAAATATTGTACTGCCGCAGCAGAGAACGAAGCTGGCTGTTCCCAACGGTGACGGGTATGCCGTTTTCAATCGCAATTGCCCGGGCCACGTTTACAGGCAAGCCCTTCATTTTATTTTTTCGCATACTCTCCTGGCACATTCCGGCTATAATTTTCAGACTTTCCTCGTTCAGACTGGTAGTACCCGCGTCATGCCGCCGTTTGCGGCCGGATTCCCACCCGCCTTCTTTGAGCATCTTGTACGCCTTGGCGCTTGAGACCCCAAACCTCTTTCGCATTTCCTCAACAGTTGCGTTCCGTTCGGCAGCAGTCGCCGCTCTATTCATACGGGTGACCCATTCTTCGTACATCTATTCCTCTTCCCCTTCGCCATCGTCGATGTAAGGCTGCTTAAACGCGTCAATCAGATCCTCGTAGGCGGCGGTTAGCCCTTCAAAACTTTCGGTATACTTGTTGGCCCAGGCGCGAAGCAGAGGATAGGTAACGTCTTCCACCTGCTCGGCTTTGGAGATTGCGCCGAGCGCCTTTCGTATATCCGCGATACCGGACATAAGAGCGCCGAACAGCTCCCCATTCAATTCCTCAAGGCGCCCCCCGGCAATCTGTTCCGGAGTTGGGAAATCCTGCCCCGAAGCCTTCATTCGGAGTACCGATATTTCATCGTTCATCTCCGCGATTTCTTTTGTATGCTTGTCTTTCAGCTTTTCAACCTGTTTTCGGCCTTTGCGAAGTTCTTCCCGCAACTGTTTGGCAGTCATGCGGTCAATATCGTCCAAGTCCAACCCCAGAACATCCTTCCCCTCGTCAAGATCTTCAATTTCCTTTTCAGTTAGATCCTCAAGAGCTTCAAGTTTTGATGTGTTCAAATATGCCAAATTGGCATATTTGCCGAATCTTCTTGCGATTTGCATGAACCTTGCTGCTGTCCTATAGGGGATCCCTATCTGCTCAAGAGTATGAATAAACCCCCCATGTTCTTCATTAGCTTTCAGGATGAGAAGCCTCTTTCCGGTTTCAATTATTGATTTTTGAGTAAGCTCGAGCAAACTCTTTACTTCCTCCACATACCGAAGCCGTTCATAAGGAAGGCCATCCCCATACATCTCAAGAGCTTTTTGGGCTGTCAGTTCTTTTTCTTGCTTTTCGGCGGCCACAAGATCCATGTTCTTTGCATCTTCGGGAATTTCTTCCCTTGGTTTTCTTGACATTTTTTTCTCCTATTGCATGGCCGAGGCGTATCGGGCCTCGTCCTCTGATAATTTCAGTTTGGCAGTCTGGTACGATTTCATAATTTGTCCAGCTATACCCCCAAATTCCGGTGACAAACGCCAGCGATCCCCTTCGCCGCGCTGAATCCACTGATATTTACGAAATATCTGCAAGTCACGGCAGATGTTGGCGTCCGAGGTTCCAACAAGCTTGGCCAATTCTTTATTGGCCAAGCCGGTTGTATGGTTTATAAAGAGCTGCCTGATAATCTCAAAAACCCGCTCCTGGCTGGAGAGGCGTTCCTTTTCATCTAACTTGTCCATGAAGCGCCACCTCCCGAAGGCTGAAGCTGAAGCGGATAAGCCAATTCCAGTGGAGCAGTTCCCCCAGATTTTCAGGTCGATGGCCCTGCGGTAGATAAATCCTGTCATCATAACCCCCTCTGGCTTTACGCGCCCTGTTTGGCAAGGTCCTGGTTCACCTGCTCGCGGTTGGTCTCAATAAAGAAGTCCTCTTTGGACCGCCTGGATGCCCGTACCAGGGCGAGGGTGTCGTCGGTGAGGGCAAGCATGGCCTCCTTGTCCGGCTCAATCTTTACCCGGAGATACTCGTCAAGACCCTGTTCCTTGAGAAGGTCGGCGGTCTCTTTGGATACGTGGATGGAATCAGGCGCCTTGCGGTAGCCGAAGGTTCCGAAGGGCCGGTCCAGCGACTTCCGGTCCTGAAATAATTCCTCCCGGTTATAGGCCGCATAGGCTTCCAGGGCGGTGATGTACGCCTTGTGCTGATCCCGGAGCAGCTTGCCTTCGGTGGCCGCCCTTTCCTTGATCTGGGCAATCTCCTCATTCGCGGCGTTGTCGATGGCTTCAAGCTGGCTCTCGATTTCGCACAGCTTCTGCAAGGTTTTGTCCGCGTCGTCCAGAGTTTTCAGGACGATCCCGTTACTTTTCGTTCTTCCCATGATTTTTCTCCTGTTTTTTACATATTTTTTATACTTCACGCCCAGTGGGCGCGTTGTTCTCGTGATACCGGCGCGGGAGGCGATCATAACCCCACCGCCTTGGCCACTTCCTTGACCGCCTGGGCCGGGCTGGCCCATTCGATACAGAGAAGTTTCCTGTGTTTTTGAGCCTTGTTGATTATTTCCACCATCTTGATATTCCGGGGTGCAACGAACGCGCGAAAAACGACAGGAAACCCCGCTTTATTAATTGACTTTTCCAATTTGGCAAGAGGTTTTGAATAATTCTGAAAAGCCGTAATATGCTGGGCGTCAAGAATCATACTTTAGTTCCTCCTTTGTGCTTTGTTGTTTTTATGATATTTTCTATCCAT